CTTATAGAATTATTAATCGATTTCTTTTTCCGGTTTGTATAGGTTAGTATAATTGAGCTGTCTATATTTTTCATATAACACTGTATCCATTTATTATACTCTTTGGTAAAACTAACATCTTTATTCTCTGTCATTTTTGGTTTTTTGTTGTTTTTTATAGAACTTGTATATTTCATAATATCATTTCGAAATCGTTCTATCTTATCTAGTTTAACCCTATTTTTTCCAAACTCAATATTAAAAACATTGCTTATTTTTTCATTTACTGGCGGTAGCTGGTTCCTATCTCCTATAAATACTATTTTGGTTTTCGAATACTTAGAATTTTCGAGAATCCCTTCCAGCATATCTTCACAAACCATAGAACTTTCGTCTATAAGAACAATATCAAAATGTTTGATATTATATTTGCTACACCTATTAGATCCTATATACGTGTAGAGCTCACGCCCAGTTTCATCTATATTTCGTTTTATATTTAGGAGTTTCTGGATAGTTGTATAGGTGATATTATTCCCTTTAAGTGTGCTATATTGTTCCAGTATAGAAACCGCTTTGTTGGTCGTAGCACAGAACGCTATTTTCTTTTTTCTATAAATTTCTTTATCTAGAATTTTTGATATAATTGTTGTTTTGCCCGTGCCGGGGTCTCCTTCGAGCAGAAAAAACTTGCCACTAGAACCCATAAAATTGGTTATTGTTCTCGAAGCTTCCTCTTGTTGTTCATTAAAAACAAACATAATTTTGTATTATTATTATTATTGTTATATATTCAAATTTAAAAATTATTTATATATAAATATTTTATACTTAATATGGGATACATACAGCTACTTGCAACCGGCGCCCAGGATTTTAATCTTATAGGAAACCCACAAATATCTTTCTATAAAATCGTCTATAGACGATACTCTAATTTTTCGGTCGAGTCAAAACAACTCAAAATAAAAGGCAATAAAATCAGCAACACGGATACGGTCATGCTTGAATGTGAGATAAAAAGAGATGCAGACCTTCTCTCGAATGTCTATCTAACCTTTGAACTACCAGAGATCTATTCTGGATGCTATGCCACGACAAGAGAAGGAGCACTAAATGTTCCCTATGAATTTAGGTGGGTTGAAAATATTGGCACAAATATTATAAACAATGTCAAACTCATCCTAAATGATTCCGTTATCCATTCCTATAGTGGCGAATACCTACAGATAATGTCGGAACTCCGATATGACGATTCTAAAAAAAAAATATATGATGAAATGATTGGAAATATCCCAGAAATGCACAACCCAGCTAATCACAATAGGGAAAAACACCTACAGAATCGGTCAGATTTTGTCGCTATTATAACAGACAGTGGTACAGGCTATGCCGCACGCCCAGCTGTCGGTGTTTCTGGTGTTTCTTCTAATATTACTTTACCTACCACACCCACCACTAACTATAATGTTCAGACAACAGTAAACGGGACATCCCTAACAGCTGTTAATATCGTTGGAAACCATTATGATTTTGCAGACGGTACCGTACTCGATATTGCTGATGATGCTGGTGGGACTGATGGTAAAATTAAACTCCACAGCTCCTCCTACCCCCATATCCGAGGGACCACCACAACACAGAATGAAATACATCGGACATTTAATTCCGAAACGATAATTCCCCACGATACCAGACGTACCGATACCAATGACCTAATACCCTCTATCAGAAAAAGAAAAATAAAGGTCCCACTCAATTTCTATTTTTCTAAATCTACAGGCCTCGCCCTTCCCCTTGTTTCACTCCAGTATACACAGGTGAAAGTCGAAATAAAACTTAATCCTATAAGGAATCTATATACCGTCCTTGACTACAAAGATCAACAGATTGTACGTGTGAAACCAGAAACAGAAATGATAAACCGTTTTATAGAAAATACAGAATTTGATATAAACCCTTTTATAGAAGCAGAATATGTCTATCTAGATAACGAAGAACGGAACCGTTTCGCAATAAACAATCACGAATACCTTATAGAAGATGTTTTTAAAGCACCATCACTAAAAAATATTAAATCAGATAAAGACCACAATATTATACTACATCACCCAGTCAAAGAAATCATCGTTGTATCACAGAGGTCTGATATGGAATATGTCAATAACTGGAACAATTATTCAAACTGGACCATAGAAAATGTTTCTCCATCCAGCTTTAGATACAACAATATGGAAAATTCATATTATAGCCGAGATAGCCACCATTTCTATAACCGCTATGCCTCAACTTCTTCAGAATATAAAAAAAAGTTTTTTAACGAAAATATTATAGAAAGTATGCAGCTCCGCTTCGATGGCCAGATACGCCTCGACAAAAAGGATAGCGACTATTTCAACCTTGTCCAGCCTTTCCAGCACCACAAACGGAAAATAAAAAACGGTATACATGTCTACTCCTTCTCACTAAAACCAGACGATTTCCAGCCATCAGGTGCCTGTAATTTTTCTAGGGTCAACAATTTTAAACTAAATATAAATCTCGGCCTAATAACCGACATAAAAGAAATCCCAAAAGACAGTGGGGGTGCTAACTACTTTAACTATAATTTTAATATCTATGCCGTCCACTACAATATACTCAAAATCGCCAGCGGACTAGGCGCCAAACAGTATGTTAACTAGCTCCAACTTCTTTTCCTTGCTTACAAGGAACTGCTCGAAGTTCCTAATAAACTCCTCGACCCTGGATGAGATCTCTTCGTCCCAGAACATCTGGTCAAACTCCACGTCGATCACGTTGATGTTGCAGCTGTCCTTCTTTTTGTAGCATTCCACGAACTTCGCCTTTTCTAACTCCAGGATATACATATAGGCGTAGATCTGGACCTTCTCGTAGTCACGGAGTTTGTAGAATAGGCGGTTCATACGGTTTTTGACCTCGATAAGTACGTTGTCGTCGTTGATGCCATCGATCTTGCCACCCACAAACCAGTTGTGTTCGGTTTTAAAGATATGCCTCTTAAAAAAGGTTTCCACCCTGTTAACATTATCGCCGGATTCCGCCATATACTTCGCGACACCCGAATTCTCGTGCTTTGTCCCGAAATTCGTGTTGGTTTTTTCGGTGATACAGTCCCGAACGAGTTTCCTATCCTTTTCGGGCACCGTATCGAACTTCCTAAGGATCTCCTTCTTCACTTGGTTCATATCGGCGACATCGGTGGAACCTAGGCATGCCCTCATTTTTTCTTTGATATTGATATTGTTTTCCTTAGAAATCCTCTGGATGTATTCATCCGGCGACTCCACTTTAACACCCGCCTCACTAATAATAGATTCGTAGTCTTTAGGGAAATTCTTCTGCCATAGTTTAACCATAATCTCGGCGAGGTCTTTGTATTGGTTGTGGCCGGTGATCACGGCGAGTTCGCTTGCGTAGATACAGATGTTCATGACTGGTTTACTATATACATAAACCTTTAATATAGTCAATTTTTATTTATTTAATATACGCCCTCCTAAGCATTAGGCCACCCGTTAGGAAGGCACAGCTGAGACCGGCACTAAGATTCAAACGTGCACACTTGTCCATATTGTCTACCTTGCTCATCATACGGAGTAGACCAAAACTTGTAAACATTAGAGTGGTACCGGTTGTGTAGTTGATAAAATCACCCATTATAGATATAGGAAACGTATAATCTCTAAATCTATTTATAGATTTAATGTTATTTTTATAGATTTAATAAATTAATTCATTTTCCCATATTTTTTTCTTGGTATATAGTATACAAAAATGGGTGGAGGATTAATGCAATTAGTAGCCTATGGCGCACAGGATGTTTACCTTACAGGTAACCCTCAGATCACGTTCTTCAAGGTTGTCTACCGCAGACACACCAACTTCTCCATGGAGGCTATAGAACAGACCATGAACGGCGCTGGTAGCGCATCTATTGGGGCTGGTAGGTCGTCTGTAACTATTTCCCGTAACGGTGATTTAGTTAATAGAGTTTTTATACAAATAGCAAATACTGGCGCCTTCAACGATACCTCAGCCGAAAATGGTACGCACTATATTATTGATAATGTCGTATGTGAAATTGGTGGGCAGCAGATTGATAAACATTTTGGTCACTACCTAGAAACCTTTGCGCAATTAACGCAACCCAATGAAAATGGACAAACGGCTTTAGCTGCTGCTCTAGATAAACAAGCGTTGACGGCCGATGACAAGATTTTTCACAATGGTACGAAATTTCAGCGCATGTCAGGGTCAGGGGGTGTAACGGAGGGGACGCTCCCGAACGCCACCTATTATGTCCCGTTACAATTTTGGTTCTGTCGTAATCCAGGATTGGCGTTACCATTAATTGCCCTTCAATACCATGAAGTAAAACTTAACATTACATGGTCCGCTGTTAAAGATAAGGAACAGTCTTGCACTGTCTGGTGTGATTACATCTACCTTGATACAGATGAACGCAGGCGTTTTGCCCAGGTTTCCCACGAATATCTTATTGAACAGGTTCAACATCAATCGTTTGGTAACACTGCCACCACTAAAACTCTTAACTTAAACCACCCTGTTAAAGAATTAATATGGACTGGTGCGCGTAGCACCACCACGCTTAATCCGGCTGCCTTAGAGGGTACTTACCAGCTTAAATTAAATGGTCACGACCGTTTTACTGCTAGAGACTTCACATACTTCACAAGAGCTCAAATATGGTCATACCATACTGGGTTTGGTGGTATCAACATCAGAGATAGTATTGGTGTCTATTCATTTGCCCTCAAGCCAGAAGAGCACCAGCCATCAGGGACATGCAACTTCTCCAGAATTGACAACGCACAATTAGTCAACGTCAAGACCGATGGCACTGGCGCTGCTATTGAAGTATACGCCATCAACTACAACGTGCTCCGCATCATGAGTGGTATGGGTGGCCTCGCGTACTCCAACTAAAGTCAAAGCACTACGGTTATTTTATTAAGATATTTTTTATTATTATAGATAAATTTTGTAATTAAAAATTAATTAAAAATTAATTTAAATTTTTTTCTTTGTATATAGTATACAAAAATGGGTG